CCTCAGGCACTGTGCTGCTCGCCAGTAGCCCCGTTTGTCAAGTACGTTCCCGTACGAGACCGCGGAAGCTACGGTTTGAGCATCATGTTGATCGACTAGCCTCGTCCGTATTCTAACGGGCGTGACATCGACGCCAGAGAAGGCATCGAGACCACACGACTCTCTGAAAGAGCCGTGAGTACAACACTTACCCTCGTTGAATTTAAGTCCAACGTGGGGGAAGTACTGTAAAATAGCAGCATAGTCTTCGCTGCTACAAACTAAGTCGTCACCGTACACCTTGACTCGGTTGAGGGCATCCTTTAGAGGAACCCCAACATGGTGTACTATCACATTCACAGCCAACGCGAAGAATACTAAACTCTCCACTGGGAAGCATAAAGCTGAACCCATAGGAGCGAATTTCTTCAACGCGATGGTCTGTCCAGACGGGAGCACGGTACAATCAGTCCTGCATGAAAGCAGATACTGACAGACAACAGAGCCGCCGAATAATCGTTCCACTAATTTCTTAGTGACACGATCAGACGCGTCTTTCATGTCCAACGTGACCCATCCTGCACCCATGGAACCCATGAGAGCGTAAACGCGGTTCACACGCTGGTCGGTAAAATTTACCCGACCACTCGTGTACTGGTGACCGTTTATACAACGAATCACCTCCGCAGCTACGCCTTGCTGGATCCACTGATACTCCAAGGGCTCACACGAGATGAGCCGAGGGCCCCTACTGTCCTTAGGCACGAACACGGCGCGAGCCGTGCCAGTGTCATGGACAGTAAGGTATTCTAGCGGACTACACCGGTCCATCTTTCGATAGCCCGGCCGTCCTACTAGATAACTGAGTGATGGAATAAACCATTCCGTGAACGGAAAGAACCGTTCTAGGTTTTGGTACAATCGCGTGAAGCGATATTTCTGCCATCCTCGTTCCCTTGTGGCAACTGCGCCTGGACCGTGTCGTGGGGATATAGCTTGGTAGCTAAAATCCGACATAACACGACCAATGAGATCTCGAGCGCCCTGTATAACAGGACAGTCGGGAACTTCATCTGGCAGAGCCGCCTCCGTGTCGAGGAAACCTTTTTCAATAGTTTCCTCTTGCTCTGGAGTATACGGGAGCTCATACTTGTACCAAAGGTACAGTATTTGCCGAATGTGAGCGATAACGTTAGGGTCTACATCACACAGGGACCTACCTGCATGGTCGAACACACGACGGAAGAGGAAGCCCAGAAACTCTGGGTATCCTCCGCGGAGTTTAAATCCCGCGTAGTCCATCAATGTGTTCGGCTGGGATAAGCACTTATCCAGTGCTTTACCCAACGTAGGAAGGCGCTTCGTCAGAAACGAAGGACCCTCTGATGTAGTACGACGCTTAATTTCTTTAGCGTCGCGACTGCAACTCGACCCTAACTCATCGGCTATGTCGGTGAGCAGATCGGTTGTCAACAGCACCATGAGGTGCTGCTCGCTTTTCATAGTTTCCATATATATGGTATTCTATCGAGAAGGAGGAGACAGCCGCTTACCGACACCCTCGGCCGCACCCCCCCACACGGGGGGGTCGCAACACGGACTCGATCAAGAGTCCGCGGAGGAGCGTGTCTTTCCTAGGGCAACCAGCCCAGGAGACTACGCTTCACCGTTCAAAAACTGCGAGAAGACGCCCGTTGTGCCGATATCGGTCGATTCTCCGTTCTCAACAATGAGACGGAGAAACAATTCGATAGCGCCACGCAAGGCAAGCTGCTGCTCTGAGGATATCGCCTGCTCGGTATCAACAACAAGTTGAACCGAGGAGCCGTGTTCCTTAAAAGCCGCATCCTGCTTGGATACGTCAACTCTCAACAGTGACCTCACGCGCCCTTGGTTAGTGGGCTGGTGGGCCACCCGCACTTCGACCTTCGAGAGTGTTAAACTCATGACGGTCGCGGCGGGGGGGCGATAGACGGGTTTACCGTTTACATCGACCCTGTTGAGGACAGCACTAGCGAAGTCAGAAACGGTCCCTGGGAAGGGGCCGCTACTTTCGAACGCTAGTGAGTCCGCACCGACAGTTGTGGGATCAGCAAACATACTGTTCCTTCTCCTGACGTTGATCAATCGCTAATTGGGTGTTTCCGGATTCTGAAGAGTGCCCTGGTCAATCTATGACCAAGTCCCGAGGTCTCATTCCTGGCTAACGCCTGGAAGAATGCCCTCAGTTCAGGGGTCGCTGTAATGCGACCGAAGCCACTCTGCTTACCGGTCCAACCCAACCTACGATTGATTGCTTTGAGTGACAAGTTCGAGGGGCCAAACTTGCGTTGTCTAAAGGGCGGAACACTGACACGATTGGTCGTGACGAGCGCTCCACCTAGGAGGGTCTTATCGACCACATTCCTATCCCATTTAGCTAACACGAGGTGTTCATTGTCAGGTGTGAACCTGACTCTTACAAACCTCTCAGTGGGGAAATCATTCCTCACTGTCTGTGTGGTTGTGTCAGTAGAAGAACCGGTCCATACACCTTGTATGTGATCAGTTTCTACTCTTGCGTGACCAGAATACTTCCACAATATGTAGAAGTCCATGATCCGCAACTGGACCGGTAGATTGGGCCTAGCCCATTTCCCCAGCCACTCGGAAACGTCCCAAATCCAGTCTAGCACGAAGCTAAACGGGATGGCGTTCCAGATGATTGCTGGATCCCACATGACGCCAAAGGCGTCAAGGAGAGCGCGGAGTTCCACATTCATGCGGCTAAGGTTCTCGCAATACAGGGTATATTTCATCCCTGCGCGAGGTATAACCTTAGTCCCACGTCTGTACCCAACTCGCCCACTAGGTAGACTATAGTCAGGTGCGCCGTCGCAGTGAGCGTTCCCGAAATACTCGAAGAGGGTAAACCCTTCGTGTGGATCGGACGCATACTGTTTGACTTTGCACTTAACTATATTAATCTGGTGGACTTGCAGGAGCAGCTTCTTCAGCTGCTGTCTCCACTTCGCAAGTGCCTTCAAGATGTTGATCAGGTCGGAGATGAGCGGAACGTACCCGAATTTATATTCGAGATACGCGCTGCCCACAGCTCCTCCCTTCACATCCTTCTTGAGGGATTCGGTCTCTACGAGGCGACCCCATTGTTCGCTTGAAGCCAAACCCTTTAGGGAATGGACCATTCGGCGAATGTCTGTTAGCTCGATGAGAAAGTTAATGAGAGAAATCTCATTAATCTTAACGAAGCGTACGTAGAACAGCTTGAGAGCTGAACTACCTATCTTGTCCAAGTCAGCCACCTCGGCGTCTTCAACGTCGAGTAATGACATGACTGGTCCAGTCATCCTATCATCCTCGCTGATATTACTCAGCTCGGCCCCTTGCAGGGCTTCTTTCAGCGCCCCGTGTGGGAACGCTGTTTCCAGATGATACGAGTCAATGTTCGTACCGTTAGACCCGTAGGACTCATGGACATAGTCCTGAGAAACCCACTGATCAAACGATGAGACGGCCTTGGGAATACTTCGAAACGTTGTATGTTTACAGTTGTTAAACTGTTTCTTATCGCTCTTGTCGTATTCCATCTCCTCATAGTTCACTAACCACTTACGGGTCTCCGAAGAGACTTGTGGTGGATGACAGTAGAGCCCATAGGGCTCAATCGGATGCGTATACATCACTGCTGGAGTAGCAGTGGCGTGATGCACCGATGTTCCTGTTTTATAGCGAACTTTGATACGTGATGCCATAGCAGTCGCTAGGGCCCCCACACGGGGGC